CCGCGTCGCTCAGGTTCGCGTCGCTCAGGTTCGCGCCGCTCAGGTCCGCGTCGCGCAGGTACGCGCCGCTCAGGTACGCGCCGCGCAGGTTCGCGCCGCTCAGGTTCGCGTCGCTCAGGTTCGCGCCGCTCAGGGACGCGTCGCGCAGGGACGCGTCGCGCAGGTTCGCGCCGGCTTCAATCGCTGCTTTGAGGGCGATTTCGATGCTGTTCACATCTGCGCTATGAGCGAACAGAACTGCGCCAGTAATCCAGTGTTTGATCTCAACCTTCATGTCGTCCTCTATCAGTTACCGTTGTATATCCGCTTCGCCCAACCTGCCGCGCCCTCAAAAGTACGGAAGGGAAGGCAGAGATCGCCATCGATGCGCGCTATCCAGAATCCAAATCGCATGTAGAGGTGGGCTTTCATGCCATATCCTTCGTAATGCTTACTGCTCTGTAGGGAGAGGGCCGGTGCTGATCGCCGGCTTGGACTATGTTCGACTTAGGCGCCACTCCTTAAGGAGGAATCTGGATGTCCGTCGAATTTATCGGGCGATGCTGGCTTACCTTCGATTTACGCGCCTTGTCTTACAGCCAGCCCCATTGAATCGCCCGTCCGCTACCCGAATAGCTGCGCGTCAGCCCGCGCATTCCTCTCCCTACAAAGCAGTCACCACCAAATAACCCACTTCGCATCCCACGGGATTGTTTCTTCCCGATGCTTGATCCGGTGCCCGTCAGGGCAGACGTATTCGACGATCACCATCAACGCGTATTGGAGCGATATAAAAGTGGTCACGTAGCCGGTCTTCATCTCACACCTCTGCTCGATTCCGGGCGGACTGCTCCGCGATCTGCTCGTTCATCGTGTCAATCTCGCGTTTGACCACTCGGTCGAATGCGTCCCATACGATCCGGCCGATGGCTTTCAGAACTTCGTCCTTGTCTTGCTCGAGCACCAACTCGAACAGTCGAGTCTCGGCCTTGTTGCAGGCGTCCAGCTCGTCGTAAAGCTCATGACGGGCTATCGTCTTCCCGACTTCGCGTTCCAGCGCCGCGGGGTCGACCGTAAAACCGGCGCGGAAGGTGTTGATGAGCGTGGACATGATCAACGACGCCCCATCCCACCCGACGCAGCACCGGCACCATTCCCGCTAGCGCCACGCCCACCACCATTCCCGTTGTGACCCATCCCACCAGCCGTAGCGCTACGACCGCCTCGGGCACCTACAGATGCCGATTGACCGCCATTCCCACCGATCCCGTGATAGACGCTAGGGGTAGTGGGTTGAGACGTACATGCCACGAGGGCAAGAAGCAGAAGTGCGGCGGCGGGTTTCATGTCTTTCTCCTGTAGCGGGAGCGGTTGTTAGCCGACGATCAGCAGATAGTCGATCAACGTATCCTCTGCCTTGTCGAGCACTTCGCCGGCTGCTTCGTGCGAATTGCGCCCATTTGGATACGTCACGGCCGGCTTTGACAGAACGCCGTCGGCCCATTCAGCTTGAGTTGCAGCATCGGAACTTGCTTCAGTGATGCGGAAATACCGGCCGCCGCGAACGATAACTTTCAGTTGACCGATGTAAGTCGTTTTCATGTCTTTCTCCTGTAGCGGGAGCGGTTGTTAGGTGTTCGAGTTGAGAACCGTGTAGACGACGAACGCCTGAAACATCTCGTCTTCCGGCGCGATCGCATAGGTGCGCCCACTGTGCAACGTCACCTCGAGCGAGCCGCTTTCCAGCTTGTTGACGCTCTTGACGCGGTTCTGAGACTGAATCGGGTGGATTCGGGCTTGTGCGTACAGGCGGTCGGTGATCGTGCTCATCGTCGTTCCCCTTCGTAGTTGCGTTGTTCGTCTGTCGTGACGTTGTGCTTCCATGGCTCAAATATAGGCACATCTATATCGCATGTCAATAGGGAAATCTATATTTTTTGAGGACGCAAAAAAGCCCGCTGCTGCGGGCTCTCTTATGTGGGGAGGGAGAAAGTTTAGCTGCCTCGACCCATACCACCAGAAGCGGCGCCTCGACCGTTACCCGAAGCGCCGCGGCCTCCCGAAGATGCGCCGCTAGGACCGTTCCCCGCGCCGCCAGCGGCTTGATGGTCTTGGGTATTCCATACGCCACCAACCCCGACTGCTGGCGTGTGAGGGACGTCTGCTGCGCACGCTGCCAACCCCAGACAGGCAGCGATGATGATTGGTCTCATGGTCTATGTCCTTCTAGGAATTTTTATCTCGGATAGGATATCAGCCACTTTGATGATGTATTCGGCGATAGAAGATAGGTCCTCGTAAAGTTTCTGGTTGTCAGATGGAAGGCTTTTCCCTCGCGCAGCCTTCCTGTAGTCATCAAGTCTTGTTACTACTGGACTTGTTTTCAGGTTTTGCATGTCTGGTAACCTCTGGCCGAAGGTTTTGAAGGCGCTCCGCCACCTCTCTGTTCAGATCGTGGAAGGGCGAAACATCCCCACCGTATGAACGTTCGATCTGAGCATAAAGACCGGGTAAACCCTTGGCCAGCTGTATAGCCCTATCTATTTCTATTTGTACGACCTGTAACTGCGCGATTACACGGGAGATTTCTCCCAAAACGTTTGCTTCGGTAATTTCTTTCGTAGTGTTTACACCTACGCCGGATAATGGTGATTCTCGGTCACCTTTACCGGTTGCGAGCCATTCGGGGCGTACCCCGAGCGCTATTGCTAGGTCTATGAGGCTCGACGTGCTGTCACTATGACCGTTCTCTAGGTCAGAAAGAGTGGGTTGGGTAATTCCGGCCTTGCGCGCAAGCTCAACCTGCGTCATCCCCGCATCCTTGCGGGCGGCACGGATCCGTGATCCTAGTTTGTTCATGAGCGCATTCTTGCCCAAATCTATATCGATTCGCCTATTGACTAAAAATATAGGGTGATCTATATTGGTGCTAAGTGGATCAACGGATGCAGACATGGAACCCAACGTTCAAGACATGGTGAACACGCTGCTGGGTCGCGGGATGACCCAGAAGGCTATTGCCGACTATCTCAAGTGCAGCCAGCCCACTGTTTCCGACATGGCGGCAGGAAAGGTCGGGAAGCATCGGCCGACGTATCAGATCGTACGCGGGCTCGAAGAACTGCTGGCTGAGAAGGTCGCGTAAGCACTTCATTTTTACAAGGCGTCGTTAGGACGCCTTTATTTGGCATGACGTTCAACCGGTTATTCAACCGGTTACGCGATGAAAAAAAGCTAAGAAGGTGAAGGAAATGAACAACTTACCGTTGCTGGGAGGCGCGGTGCACGGCCCATCTTTTTTGCCGGCCGACGTCGTCGCCAGTTGCAAGACGTATCGAGAAATCGTGCGTCTGTCATGGATCAACCGGCGATCGAAGTGCATGACGCTGAGAACGCTCGGCGAGCTGGTTGGGGCATACCCGTCACACGTTTCGGACTATCTGCACGCGGATGACAAGCCGTCACGCCGTGATCTGCCTGCAGAGCGCCTGAACGCTTGGGCGTCGGTCGTGGGGAACTGGGGCGTGCAGCAGTGGCTGGCACGTCAGGCAGGGCTCACGTTGATGGAAGAAGTCATCGCGCAGAGGGCGGCATGAAGCTCAATTGCAAACCTGGTGATCTGGCGATCGTGATTCGCGCGCCGGGCGCTCCCGAAAACGTTGGGCGCGTGGTTAAAGTCATCGAGGTACTCGGCGAAGTCCGAGGCTATTTCTGCTGGGAAGTTGCGTGCGATTCGCCAGTTGCCGTGTTCAACAACGGAGTGAGGTCGATGAAAACGCACGGCGGAATTCCTGATGCATGGCTGCGTCCGGTTTCTGGCCTCCCCATCACCGACGACGTAACCGAGCAGATCAGCGTATGAGCGAACTTTCAGAATTTGACCGTGATTCGCTGCGCTTCCACAAACGGATCCTGACTGGATCAAAGAAGCATTTCTGCCCTGAATGGGACTTTATGCCGATCGACGAGACGTGCAAGGAATTTGAATGCTGCCTTTGCTATCCGGAAAATTATCAAGAGGGACTGGCATGACACCCCTTCTCGGAGCATTCCTAGCGTGGAGCGCCCTGATTGTAGGGCTGCTCGGGTTGTTGGTTTGGCTGATGCGGAAGTGAAAAATGGCCGGTGACTGGATCAAATTAAGGTCGTGTCTGCTTAGGCATCCGAAGGTTGTCCGAATTTCGTCCACATTGAAAGCGGACAAGTTCAAGACGCTTGGTGGATTGATGTCCGTTTGGTGTCTGTTTGACGAGCAAACCGAAGACGGATTTCTCGAAAGCTACACGCTGGATGTTTTGGATGCCGAGGTTGGATTTCCAGGTATTTCGCGCGCCATGCAGTCAGTTGGATGGCTCGAAGAAACTCCGGAGGGCCTTGTCCTGCCTGAGTTTGAGACACATAACGGTAGTTCCGCGAAACGCCGCGCTCAGGATGCAGATCGGAAGCGTGAAATCCGAAAAAAGTCCGCATCGGAAGAGGACGAAAAGCGGACTAGAGAAGAGAAGAGAAGAGAAGAATCTATACATACACCTAGCGCGAGTGCGCAAATCGCGATGACCCTCCGAAAGCACTCGATCAGTGCAAGTCCGGCCCATCCGAGCGTCATCGCACTTGCCGAACAGCAGGTCGACCTCGACACGCTCGATGCGTGCTGCGCCGAGGTACGGAAGGCGAAGCCGAACGAGTCGATCTCGGTCGCGTACGTCGTGAAAAAGCTCGAGGGCTGGCGATCTCAGGCCGCATCGATCGACGTCAGGGGCGTAAAGCCGAAGGCGACTACGAGTTGGACGCTAACGCCGCAGTCGATGAGCGCGAAGGCACGTGAGCTCGGCATTCCGGATGCTCGCCCGGGCGAATCGCTCGAACAGTTCAAGTCCCGGATTATCGAAGCGATCAACTCGTCGAGGGCAGCATGAACGCGATCAAGCGCAGGCAACCCACGCAAACCGCTGCGGAGCAGCTCGAGCGCATCCGGCAGATTTTGCGGATTCCGGCGAAGAGCACCGCGGCGCCGGTGATCGGTCCGACCAAGGCGCCGAAGCATTTCGCGGAGGTCGAACGTGATCCGCAGTGAGGCGAAAGATCGGGTTTTGAAGGCGAAGAAATGCCGGGTCTGCAGCCGGCATTTCACGCCGATCACCCGAATGTCGAAGGTGTGTTCGGTTCCATGCTCGCTCGAGTGGGCGCGACGGATCGCAGCAAAGAACGCTGCTCGGAAAGAGCGGGAAGAACGTAGGGAAAGCCGTGAGACTCGGGAAAAGCTCAAGACCCGCGGAGGGCATCTCCGGGAGCTGCAGGCAGCTTTCAACGCATGGATTCGGGTTCGGGATCATGGACAACCATGCATTTCGTGCGGGCGATTCCATCAAGGTCAATGGCACGCCGGTCACTATCGGTCGGTCGGTTCAGAGCCTGCGTTGCGCTTCGAGCCGGATAACGTCCATCTGCAGTGCGCCCCTTGCAACACGCACCTATCCGGAAATCTCATTCCGTACCGAGTGAATCTCATTCGAAAGGTCGGGTTAGAACGGGTCGAATGGCTGGAAGGACCCCACGAACCCATAAAGCTCACGATCTCCGAGATCGTGCAGATGAAGTCGCATTACCGAGCCGAAGTCCGCCGGCTGAAAAAGGAGGCAGCGTGAGTTCAGATTGGAGCCCCGAAGAGGACGCGATCCTCACCGAAATTTATTCGAACCAGCAACCTGCAAAGCATCAGATGCACCGTTTGCCTGGACGAACGTATCCCGCAGCGAAGATCCGTGCTCGACGTCTTGGTCTCGAATTCAAGGCGCCACCGAACGACGGTTCTCTGTCGTGGATCAAGGCGGCGATTCTGAAGGAACTGGAAAGAGGAATCCCGATGAGCGACGCAACGCTCTCTGTCCGTATTGGAGCGTCGCGTGCAGGCATGAAGCCGGTCATCCGTCGCGCTCATGGTGTCGAGCTGAAGATCGCCGATTGGGAGCGCGCGGGCCCTCATAGCTGGCGCCCGATGTGGACGCTCGGAAATGGACCGGATGCTCCGAAGCCTCTCAAGAAATCGGCGGCTCAGGCATGTCGAGACTGCCGGGAGAAAAAGCGCCGTGAGGCCGGCCGATATGACCCATTCGCCTCGCTCTTTGGCGCTATGCCCACGATTATCAACTCGGCGGGTCGTGTGTATAAGCAGGACATGAAGGTACACGTTCGAGACGAGATGGAAACGGCGTGATCTCCCTGCGCAACCTTTCAAACCCGAAACTCATCGGCCGTCGCATCTGCGAACTGCTCGAAGAGGAAGGGATGCTCACTCAGGCTCATCTGAGCTTGAGATTCGGCGTCCCCAGAGGAACGGTTTCGAAATACCTGAAAGCACTCACCGAAGAGAAGTACGTCTACGTCGCCAGCACTATCTCATACACGAAGCAAACAGCCTCGAAAGGAATGCGGCGAGGTGAAATCCTCTTATACGCCAGGACTCAAAAGCCTCTCCCGACAGGCGAAGTCGAGACTGCGGAACTGACGCCGCTCGAGCTTCACCAGATCATATGCAGCATCATCAATCGAGGGAAACCGGACTAATGTAGTTCCGTCTCCTTCACCACGTGTGATTCGCCCGGCTCGTCCGGGCATTCTTTTCCGGCATGCGTCTCGAATCCTCCATCTGTCCTCAATGCAAGCGCCTCTGGCGGCTGAACATCGTCGCCATGATCCGCGAAGCAAAAGGGAAGAGGTGGGTATGTCGCGTCTGCCAGATCGCCAACGAAGCGGACGTCGCAAATAGGCAGCGCGACTCAGAAGAAATCGCCGACGGGGGCCCATTAGCCCAGGCCCGAACAACTGGTGTCGCGCCAGCTCGATAAACGTGGCTGAATGGCGGAGACGCACCGCCAGGACCGACCGGAATGGCTGGACGCACCAAGGCGCAGCAGGTCGACCAAGCCGGATATACCCGCCGCGACCTAGCAACGCTTCAAAAAAAGCGGGTGGGAAGTCACGCCCTGTCCATCGGTCCGGAGTTGAACATGATCACCTACGCCATCATCACCAACAGCCAAGACGAACCACTCGGCTATCTCACCACCGACCACATGCCTTCACTCGAAGAGCTCGCCGATCACATCGCAATCGCCGAAGGCTATCCCACACGCGACGACTGGATCATCGATCGCCGAATCGACGAGCTCGCCTTCGCACCCGTTCACTGACCCTCGCGTGCGCGCGCGTGACGCATGTGAAAAGGCTCGAATATAAGCGACGGATCATATAGAGAAGAGAGGGAGGATTAAGGAGAAAGGGAGAGAAGTAGAGGAACAGGGTCTACCTCACATCTCAAAAACACTCGTCGTCGCCAGCCTCATAGACCATTCGGTTAGCTTTCACTCGAGTCTGAGAAGAAAGATGGTGCAGTGCGATGCGCAGAGAAAAGAACGTAGAAACGCCTGAAAATGGCGTAAGTCATTGATTCATAACGATTGGTGCGGTGCACACACAGTTGACATAATGGGTGCTATCGGTCAGAACGACGCATTATCTGCATCAGTTGAGATCGATTCTCATCCGCACCTTTCAAAAGCCTAACTCTGGGACCACCAGGGTCCCCACGGACGGGGGTGACGAAATTTGGCAGACCTCCTTCCCAATCCGCGCAAGGGAAAAACATTGATGATCCTCCGCGAAGGAGGAAAGTCATGGCTCTCACCAATGCGGCGTTGCTAAAGGCGATTTCGGACGATCGGGCGCTGGGCTCGGCGATGCTGTTTCCGCATCGGCACCCGCAGGCATCGCCGGCGTTCCACGTTGAGGTGATGGACCTCTGGCGATGTGCGGACGAATGGGTGTTGATCGAGGCGTTTCGGGAGGGTGCGAAGTCGACGCTGTCGGAAGAGCATTTGCTGATCGAGGCGTGCTTCGGCAACTTCGGTTACTGCCTGATCATCGGGGAGACGTACACGAAGGCTTGCCAAAGGCTTGAGGCGATCAAGTTCGAGGCGATTCGGAACATGAAGCTGCAAGGTCTGTTCGGCCGGCTGAAGGAGGCTGGACGGGTCTGGAACGAGCATCAGATGGAGCTTTCGAACGGCGTGCTGCTCGAGGCTCACGGCTGGGAGGAAGAGTTCCGCGGCTTCAAATGGCGAGACATTCGCCCGGATCGGGCCTATCTCGATGACATCGAGAACAAGGAGCGGGTCAAGGACAAGGCGGCTGTAGATGCTTCGATGAGGAAGCTATACCTCGAGCTTATTCCGGCAATGGACAAGGTGAAGGGCAAGATCCGGGTCACGGGAACACCGCTGGCCGAGGACTGCATGATCACCCGTCTTCGGGATAACCCGGACTGGACGAGCCGACGGTATCCGATCTGCAACGGCGATATTGACGATCCGGCGACGGAAGCGATGTGGCCGGAACGATATCCGATGGACTGGATTCGTCGCAAGCGCGACGAGATGGAGCGAGCGGGTCAGCTTCGGGGGTTCATGCAGGAATACATGCTCATGGCGATCGGCAGCCAGGACAAGCCGTTCGAGAGTGAGCATATTCGGGAGTGTGCGGTCGATCCCGCGCCATGGCTGCCGAAGATCGTGATTACCGACCCGGCCCGAACGACGGACGTGAAGAAGAGCGATCGCACTGGCCGTGTGGTGGTGAGTCGACTCGGCACGAAGATCTACGTCCATGCTTCGTGCGGCGAGTTCTGGAAGCCCGACGAAGTGATCGACGATGCGTTCAAGACGTCGGCCAAATATGGCGATGCCGCGGTGGCGATCGAGAAGAACTCGCTCGACGAATGGCTGTTGCAGCCGATGCGGGCTGAAATGCTCCGCCGCGGCGTGACTCTTGCACTTCGCCCGATTACTGCGCCTCAAGACCGAGACAAGGTGCAGTTCATCATGGGGATGCAGCCATTCTTCGAGGCTGGAGACATTGTGCTGGTTGGTGGACAAGGTCAACACCCGAAGTTGGTCGCCGAGATCCTGAACTTCCCCAGCGGGAAACGCGACATCCTGAACGCACTGGCGTACTTCCAGCGGGTGTTTTCGGGTTCTGCGGTATACGAGGACTTCGGTCAGTGGAACATCGTGTCCGAGTACCAGCCCAGTCAGCAACACCCCCTAGCTCTTACGTTCAATTCGAACGGTACGGAAACGACGGCATCGCTGATTTGCGTCGAGGGTCAGCGAATTGTCGTCGCGGCTGACTGGATCTCCCCGGTGCCCCCGAAGGAGGCGGTATCGGATATCACGCAGCTGGTGCGAGCTGCATTCCCGCGAGCACGAGTGACGACATGGCTGCCAGCCGACGTGCTGGATCAGGCCGACCGAATGCCCATTGTGTCCGCGCTTCGCGCCGCCAACATGTACCCGATGCGCGGGGCTTATGTGAACGTCGCTCGAGGTTCTCTTTCCCCGCTGATCCGTACCGAGGCAAAAGCACGCCGTCTGTTTCAGGTCGACCATGAAGGGGCGAAGCACACGCTCAACGCGATGGCCGGTGGCTACAACTATCCCGTCGATCGCGCGGGAAACCGGAATACGCTCCCCGAGACTGGTCCGCACCGTACCCTCATCGAGGGACTCGAAGCGGCCGTGTACGTGATCTGCTCGCAGCAAGCGGACGTCCTGCCGGAAGGCGTGAACATGGGCGTCAACCCGCAGGGTGTGAGCTATCTGACCACTTTGCCGCGGAGATGAACATGGCAGTCGATCGCAAAATCACCCCTAAGGCGCCGTCGCAACGCCCGACGGATTTCTACAAGAGCAAGCAGCAGGGCGGTGCATACGGGAAGCCGGAAAAAGTCGGCGAGCGCATGCAGGGTGGCCCGATGCGCGAAAAACTCAGCAAGCCGGGTCTGTAATCGTGAAGAAGACCCGAGAATTCCAGGGTACGCGCTCGGAATCGCGAGATATGCGCGAGTTCTTCGGCAAGAGCTCGAAGAAACCGAACGACGACGATCGCCCGAAGCGCACCCCCCGAGACCGCGGAACCGGCACCTCGCTTCGCAAGAAGCTCGAGGGCAAGGTGATCGGCTGATCCCTCCATGGCGCGCCCGAAGAAGCCGAAAAAGCAGGACGAAAAGCCCGCGGTCGAAACACTGGACGCGCGGGCGCTTGACGCTGAAAAGACGGGCGAAACCCTCGAGAACTGGGCTGAGAAGCCGGATTCCGACGCCTATACCGAAGCCGCTAAGCTGTACCCGAAGATCGCGAAGTGTTACGAGAACAAGCAGGAGCAGATGGACCGCTGCGCGGAGTACTGGTCTATCTATAACGCTCAGCCCGACGAGAATCAGCAGTACTCCGGTAATTCCCAGTGCTACATCCCGGCCGTTCGTAACGCGGTCAATGCGCGCATGAAGCGCACATTGGCTCAGCTGTTCCCGGTGAACCACAAACACGTCGGTGCTACCGGGCCGGATGGGAACATTCCGTTCGCGCAGATCAGTCTACTCGAGCATTACATCCGGTCCGCAGGGATCAAGGATGTGGTCCGTGCCGACCTGATAGCCGGAGACGTGACGGGGCAGTGGAACCTGTACATCGATTGGTCCCGCACCCATCGACGTATTACCGAACTGATCAAGAAACCGCCGATCCTCGAGGACCATGAGCTCGGTGGCGAAGTTCAGGACGTAGCGGCGCCGGAAGAAGAGTGGGATTGGGAAAAGGAATCGAAGGAAGTTACTACCGAGGGACCGGACGTCGTACCGTTCGCCACCGAAGATCTGGCTGTCTATCCGCCGACCTGCAATGACATCGAGAAGGCCACTGCGACTGCGATTCGTCTGCGCCTGACGATCGATGCGGTTCAGCAGTTCGTTGACGAAGGTGTTTTCGTCGGGGTTTCGGCGAAGGAACTGGTCGACAACCTCGCGAAACCGGATGGTGGACGGGAGAAGTACGTCCCTCCGAAGAAGCGCACTGGAGATGCTGGCATTCGGACGGAAGGCACGTTCAAGTACGCACTGATCTATGAGGTTCACACGAACCTCGACCTCGGGAACGGCAAGGAACCGTGTTTCGTCTATTTCGCCGGTCAGAACGAAATCCTAGGGATCATCCGCAACCCATTCTGGTCGGGCAAGCGTCCGATTATCTCGGCACCGATCGAGCGCATCACGGGGTCGTTCTTCGGCATCTCGAAGATTGAGCCGGTCAAGTTCCTGCAGTGGAATTTGAACGACTTTTGGAACATGGGTCAGGACTCGGCCCAATACAGCCTGTTGCCGATTACGATGGTAGACCCGCTGTCGAACCCGAACTATCAGTCTATGGTGGTGGGTCTTGCCGCGGTATGGCTAACCGATCCGAACAAGACGAAGTTCGCGAACTTCCCTGCGATCTACAAGGATGCAATTCCGCTCTGCGAGAACCTGAAGCAGCAGATCAACGAGTCGATGGACGTCAACGACGCCATGCTCGGGAAGGCCCCGTCCGGTCGCAAGAACCAAGCGCAGATGGCTGCGCTGATGCAGTCTCAGGAATCGAACATCATCGATAACGCGAAGCGGTACGAGGAAGTCATCCTCAATCCGCTGCTCGAGTGGATGTTCGAGCTTGATCGTCAATTCCGCACGGAAGAATTGACTGTCGAGGTACTGGGTGAGATTGGAGCGCGCGCGAACCTTCAGATAATCCCCCCGCAGGCATTCGGAGAGCGCTACTTCTTCCGCTGGTGTGGTACGTCGTACCAGCAGAACATGCAGCGCATGCAGCAGATGATCGCGTGGATGAACGTGCTGCGTGGAATTCCGCCCCAGCAATTGGACGGTCGACGCTTGAACATCGGGCCGATCCTGGAATATGGCACCGAGCAGATCTTCGGGCCAGAAGTAGCGCCGCGCATCCTCATCGACGAACGCAACATGTTCCACCTCGATCCCGAGGACGAGAACCTGATGATGCATAACGGCCTTCAGGCCGAAATCCATCAGGCGGACGACGATCGAGCGCATATCGCTTCCCACCTTCAGGCCGCTCAGCTTACGGGGGATCCTCAAGGGATTTTCCGATCGCACATCCAGCAGCACCAGCAAGCCATGCAGGCGAAGCTTCAGGCGCAAATGGCACCGAAACAGCCTCAGCTTCCGCAAGGTATGCCCGGAGTGCCTGGCGGAGCGGGTCCTGGCGTCGCAGGTACTCCGCGCGCCGGCGCTCAGCCTG